GTATGTATAAAAATATCTGGATTATAAATATCTATAATATATCTTTTAAAACTTGGGAAACAAGCTTCCCAAGTTCTCATATGTCCAGTTAAACATACTGCTACTTTCATAACCAATACTTAAATTAATAATCTTCATAACACTGTTGTCCGTATTCATCCATTTGTTTAAAGAATGCTATTGACAAATTAGTATTAACTTCATTTATAGTTGGACAAAAATGTTGAATAGGCTGATTCAAAGAATCTGCATTAAATTCTATTTCATTTAATATATTTAAGTCTTTGAAAATTTCGTCCCATACTTTTTCTCCAATTGTTGGCACTGTTCCCATTTGACTTACCCATTTTAAACCTTCAATTGTACGCATACTGCCAGAAATAATATTTGCTGACATTTTAGCATTCATTAAATAACGAACCTGAGCTTTTGCGTCAATACCCACTTCTTCCATACGGCCTGGTATTACACTGATATAATCAGGAAAATAAGAATAAGCATATAAGGCTGTACCTACATCCGCTACGCCTGTTACGTTTGTTTCAATAAATTCGTTAACAATTGGAATTACTTCAAGAGCATGCTTAAATGGCGGGAGTTTTAGTCCAAGCTTGGTATTGCCATCAGTGAATTGGTTAATGTATTTAGCAAATGAAATTATTTCCATTGAAGTCATAATCGATACTGGCGCTTGCACATATACTACGCCCTTATCATCTTCTCTCATATTGGATACCAATTCACATAATTTTGATAAATGCATTTCCCATTCATGAAGAGAAAAGAAATTAATTTTTTTAAAAGCATTGGGATTCGTAGTAATTCCTAACATATCTGTTGGATTAACGTTATATCGTATTTTTCCCCAAATATTTTTAATTGCTTCAATATTTGCTGTGTCAATAAAAAAGTTTACCATATTTTTAAATTTAAAGTGTTTGTAGTTTATTGTATATATCGTCCCAATTTTGTTGATACTTCAGAGCTTTATCATCAATATAAACATCAGCTAAAGGTTTACCTAGTATTAATTCATCATATTCAATGTCATACTTTTTAAACCATTCATAAAATATATGAGCTTGTTTAGCAGTTATTTGTCCTATGTTATTATTACATGTAAGCATATGACGTGAACTATATATTATTATATAGTGTCCTTCTGCTTTAAGTTTTCTTAATACCTCGATAGCTCCTGGCTTAGGTAAAACATCTAAATAATTTTGATGGGACAATCTAGTTTCGCATATTGTCCCATCCATATCAATGCATATTTTCATATTCTTTAATTACTTCGTTTAAAATTTGAATTCCCGTACAGTACATTATTTTCTGACGAGGCAAACTATCGTAATGTCTTGAACACATTCCAATAAAAATAAGTCCTTCTATTAATTTAGATTCTAAAGAATTAAATTCGGGATAGCTTTGAAATATTTTTTGTATATTTTTCCGATTATCATTTTCAAATGCAAACCAAAATCTATTATTTAATTCTTCCGTTAATTTAAATTTATCATATATAATGTATTCATAGCCTCCTTCAAATGAATGCCTTAGTTTTGCATAATCATATAACGGATCCCCCATTATTCCCAAATCTCCGAATCTTCCTCGGGGATCAACAAATTTTATAACATGAAGCTTTGTTTGTGGGTTAATTCCAAATAATATATTAGAGAAACAAAAGTCTCCATGTATAATGTTTAATTTATTTAAGTTTAATAGTTTTTCGTTAATTATATCTTTTATTTTTCCCCAGATAATTTCAAAATTTTTATATGGTAGTCCATTTATCCAAATTTCTTCGTAATTACATAAACGAGTAAAATCTTCAAAATTTTCTTTAAGCTCAAGAAAATATTTTTCAGTTTTCTCGATGTACATTGACTTTGCTAATGACGAATAATTATCATTTTGAGAATAAGATGAAAATGCATATAAACTATCACTTATTATGGCAATAATTTTTTGCCAAAATTCTATATTAAAAATCGATGATACCATTGCATTTCCAAGATTATCATATGCAAAATATTCAATTTGAAGTTCTTTTTCAATGTTGTGAATATCGCCTAAGACATATCTAGGAAAAAATAGTTTAACACGTTCGTAATTTTGTATTTTTTCATAATACAAAATTTCTTCTTTAAGTCTTTCTTCTTTACTAAACTTAGAAATCACTCCTCGTTTATTATCAACTATAAATTTATTATATGCTCGTGTTATATGCTGACTCATAAATTTCTTCTACTGATATTATTGTTAATCCATGCGTTAAAGCAAATCTGTCTAACTGTTCACCCTTGGCCATAGTGCCATCATCATTCATGATCTCTATAATAACGGCTATAGGCTCCATTTCAGCTAGCTTTATTAATTCAATCGAGGCTTCTGTATGGCCGCGACGTTCTTTTAATAAGCCATCCTTTGCTTTAAGTGGAAAAAGATGACCAGGGCGTGCTAAATCTTCAGGCTTTGAATTCTTATTTAGTATTGTATTAATTGTTTTTAATCTATCTGAGGCAGACATGCCGGTGGTAACTCCTTCAAGAGCATCTACTGATACTGTAAAAGGAGTTCCATTTCTATCTGTACTATTTTCGACCATTGGGTGCAAATTTAATCTATTTGCTGTTTCTGAACAGATAGGCACACACATTAAACCTCTCGCGTATTTCATTGAAAACACAAGATTATCAATTGTGATTTTTTCGGCAGCTATAACGATATCTCCTTCATTCTCACGATCATAATCATCTACAACAATAATGGGCTTACCGTTTTTAATATCTTCAATTGCATTCTTAATCTTATTTAATCTAACCATTCGCATATCTTTTTCATAGCGATTATAATTAAGAAGTACATCATTAATCTTTGCAGACATTTTCTTAAATTCTATCCATTCACGAACATTATCCAATTCGGCGGGTGTTCCCATCGATATCATATCAAATAATTGATAATTATAAATCTTTAAGCCATCCTGAATTGCTTCGTTAAATACCGGCCCAATATAAAATTCATTATTTGTACGAATATTTTTAGATATCATTTGTTCAGCATACTTAACAAAATCTTTTCCTCGTTTCCAATAAAACGCACCAGCTAATGCATGCGTAGATACAGGAACTTTTTCAACTAATTCTTGTATGAAATTGTCATTATCTATTTTTGCAAAACACCAATGAGTTGCTTTTGATTTATCTTCAAATGTAAATGCCATTCCGTCATAAGGACGTTTTATTGTTGCAACGAAATGTTCAACATCCCAAACGAAATAATTATCAGCATTAACAATAAGTAATTCTTCTTCGCTGTTAATAAGTTCTTTAGCTAATAACGCCGTAACAGCCTGTCCTTCAGTTGTTTTGTCAATTTCAATGATATTACATGCGTAATTGGTTGTTAACTTTTTTAAAATATTGGTGATGTTATATTTTTCGTTATCTTCCTTTTGAATTATAAAAATATAATTTCCTTTTATAGGAAGATTTTCCAAAACGCGTTGAATCATAGGCTTACCATCAACTTCAATTAGAGGTTTTGGAAGAGTATATCCTACCTCTTTAAATCTTTTGCCGCTTCCGGCCATCGGTATTAAAATATTCATAAGTGCAATTGTTATTTATTTTTGATTATTTCTATAAACCACTTTTCAAAGTTAGTAATATTATTAATATGTTTAGTTTTTTGTTCTTCGGTAAATATAGGTTCATTATATATTTTATAAAATAATGAATCATTAGTTTCCATGTCACGGATGTTTTTTATGGTCGGATCTGCACCAATTTTTCCAACATTAATAAATGCGTCTGAATTCCAGTCTTCTTTAATTTTAGGATCCCCCCAGTACAATGGAATGCTGCCCGCTAAAAATGCATCCATAAGTTTTTCTGTACAATAATATGGGTATGAGTTATTTTCAAACGCTATGCTATATTTGTGTCTATTATTTTTGAAAAAATTATATTTAGCATCTCTCCAATAGGTGCCTTGTGATTCTTTTTGTAAACTTAAGTCGTTAGTCATATATCTTCCATACGAAAATACTTTGCCCGGGCCCTGTTGTGATAATTGCCCAAAGAAACTATTTCTCATAAAATTGCCTGGGTTTGATACCGTAAAAGAACAAAACCTATCAAATTTTTCATGTTTAGGCTTTTTATCAAATACCAACGTCTGTAATTCTGGACGAAGTAGTAGATAGAATTGCCATAATGGTAATCTAAAATTTTTATCAGTATGTGGGTCAAAAGAAATTGAATAATCAGAACCAAATTGTTCTGGTCTCCAATTTTCTCCTAAGAAAAGAATTTTTTTGCATTTATATTTAGGAGTTTCTTGCATTCTTCCAAATATAGAATGAATAACAATATCTGGATTTATACGCGTAACCTGTACATCAAAATGTTTTTCAAGTATTGGTAAAAATATATTTTCATGTTCTATTTCAGGCCAAAAATCTACAAATGCTACTTTAAGAGTTTCCATTTTTATTTTATGGTTTTTCTATGACTAGGTTTTATCATTTAAAATTTTATAAAATCATTATGTTTAAATAAACCTTCACCGTGAGCTATTTTGAAATTTTGTCTTACCCACCAGTAAGATATTGCAGGCTCCAGATGTAAATCATCATTTGCAAATTGAGATACAGTATCAATGTAAAACTTAGTTTCATACATACATGGATTGTTTGTAAAATTGGCCCATCTACTAGATGCAATAAAATAACTATTTATCTTTTGAATTTTATCCGGAAAATCTATCTCAGGCGATTCTTTCCAATGAATACAATCTAATAAATGCGGGCTATATAATTGTGTAATTGGTTCATAGTGGTTTAATTCATTATTTTCATATACATTTTTAGAATATAAAGGATCTCCGGGATTTTTTCTATGACGGTATCGTACAGCTGATATTCCCGTTTTTAATAATTTAATTCCCAAGTTTAATCTATTAAATGTTACGTCTTCATTTTCTATAAGTTCCCAATCATGTTCTAAAGTAATAAAATAAGGCTGCGTAGATTTTTTTGCTAAATCAATAAATGCATTTCCTATGCCAACATTTTTATCGTATCCTATATACGATAATGAAAATGATTTAGCAAGTCCAATATCTTCTTTTGATATTTCCTGAAATGCTATATTCGCTTCAGACACAATATTAAATAACCCCAGTGATTTATACGAATTAAGTGTATTATTTAATATTTGGGGTGAATTCCAAGACAATATTCCGATTGATATGGGTAACTTTTTACTCATATAAATTTTATTTTAGATCTGCTATAACTTCTGGCAATTCACCCATAAAAACTTCACAATGAGTCCAAACCCATGGCCAAATAGGATGAAGATTTTTAGATTCTAAAGTCCAAGGCAACCAAACTTCATTATACCATTTATCACTATCAAAATCCATACTATGACCCCATGTTTTTATTTTTCTATAAAGCTGTTCGTCAGACAATACATATGATCCATGATAACAGATTACTTCTGGAAGCGTCATGTGATTACCACCATGTACGTTTCGTATATAATCATACTTATTTACTGTATGAAGATTGACAATTGTTTGGTTTGTTCCACCAATTTTTCCTTTATCATTGCTTATGATAATGTATTTAAATGATTTCCAAAATGCATAAAGATCAATAGCAAAAACGTCTACCTCAGGATTATCTTTTACAAGTTGGAGTATTTTTTCAAAATCTTTATGAAAGAAGAATTCATCTGCATCTTGAACCATTAAATAATCAAATCCATCTTCTTTTGCGCGTTGAAGACAATAGTTTCTTTCATCTGTATCACTCATCCAATCTCCTTCAATAATAGTAATTTTATCTATGTATTTTGATTGTTTAATGATATTAATATCAAATTTATTTTTATATGTAATTCTAGCACTTGGGTTATGTCCCCAGGGAAGTTCACTGTGCATTACATAGATATGATCTACATGTGAATATGCATTTTCAAGATTTCGCATAATCCATTGCCCTTGATCAAAGGTCATTACATAGGTTGCAAATTTCATATAGTTAACTTATTAATGTGTCATCAATTGACGAGTTTTCATATCCTTGGCCATATACTTCTTCCATTAACTCGATTAAATACTCTTGATCATTTTTGCTCAAGTTTGTATTAGTCAAAAAGAGATCTATTTTGTTTAAAAGACTTTTTGATAAATCTAAAAACAAAGATGATCTCTCAATAATTTGCTTATTAGACAATGTTTTCATAATTTAAAATCTTATCTTAGTCCATTTCTTTTCTTTTTTATCCCATTTTAACTGAAAATAAGGTGATACATCTGCAATAAATTCTTCTTCCGTATTCGTAGATACGTCTTGTGTTTTAATTTCTAAGGCTATTTTTTCTTTATTTATAGTCATTTTCATTTACACCTAACAAGAAAACTGATTTGATTTTTTCATAATTTTTATTTTCGCCCCTAATATTTGAACTTAAATTTTTTGAAGGAATGACAAGAGGCGGGCTTGCAATATAAAAATTGTACAACTTACTAGTCATCATTTCCCAAGAACCTCTATCGGCAATCATAGGACACTTGTCCATTAAGTCAATGTATCCTTCCATTGCTTTTCGATTTAAACCATACGCAATAAAACTCCAACTGGCAAAACCCTTTGTCCATCTTGGTTTAACTCTTATATTTTCAGGAAGTAAGCGATCCATAAAAGAATAAAGAAGAATACCATCTGCATCTTCTGGAATGCTATCTAAGTATTTTGGCAATAGTTCATTCCAATCTTTATGAAAAGCACAATCGTCTTCAAAAACAAAAATGTTATCGGCGCCTTCTAACAATGCAGTCTTAATAACATAGTAATGACTATGAAGAGTGCCGAATTCGTTGGGAAATGCTTTATTAAATCTTACGTAATTTCTTGATAAATCGTTGTATTTATCAGCGTATAAGTCTACGAAATGAGAAGCATAACCTAATATAACAGGGTGGAACCACTCAACATCAATACTATGTTGTTCAAATCTTTCAAGCATATATTCCCTTTTGTCAGGACGCTCTTTGAGATTTATGCAAACAACCTTATCGTATTTTTCGTTTATAAGACTCATTCAGATAATGGTTTTGTGTGTTCATGTTGAAGTACTTTCTCTTCAAGCCATCTATTTGCACGTTCATATAGGAGTACTTTCTCCTCGAGCCATCTCTCATAGCTTCTAAATCCTGAAAGCAAAGATTCTTTACCAGTGTCTTGTTTATAAGCTAATCTAGGGCCAATACAACTTACTTTATTTAGTAATTTAGAATAACGTTCTTCTAGCCATTTGACATAATCAGGCTTTAAATAACCATTATAATTACAGCCGCCCTGATTACCCGGAATGTTTACATTATATTTACCGAATGTGGGTGCACAACCTGTATCAAATCGATACTCAAGTCGTAAGTCTAAAGTTGTCATCATGTTTTAAAATAGTGATTTGGGTTTAACAATTTTTGCTTTTTCTACTTTTGCTATGTTCTCTATAAGGTCTGCATATATATAATTAATATCACAGTGATTCCGTGTTACTTCTAAGCTGCAATCTAAGTATTTTTTATGCAAAGCCTTGTTAGAATATATATCGTTTATTTTTTCAACAAGTTCTTTAACGTTTGATAAATCTTTTTTAAGAAATAGGCCATACGTGTCTAAGTCTATGTATTTCTTATCAGTTTGTTTTCCTTTTTCAAAAACCCAAGTATTTTCTGCCCAATGATAATCAAACATGGGAACACAACCAACACCAATAATTTCACACATGGCATATTCAATACTATTACCATAGGCATCTGCATTTAAGTGATAAAAATCTGCGCCAACTAAAGAAGAACTAAGAGTCTCCATTCCGTCTTCATATTCATAAGGACCCCAGATGTATATGTGTTTAAGGCTTCTGTCTTTATGATCAGCTGGCAATATGCCGTTTTCAATAGATTTTTTGTTAACTTCAATAATATCGTGCTTACGAATTTTTTTACCAATGTCATCATAAAATATGTGAAGAGCACCAAGAGATCTTTCAACGCCTTTCATTTCAAGATGAAGGTTATTTTCCTTGGCATACGGGAGAAATGCAAACAATCTCTCGGGCTGTTTAAATGTTGCAAATCTTCCAAGATACGTTATTTTCTTATAATGTTCTTTTTTTCGATATTGCACTAAATTATCAAAATTAAAACCATTAATTAACGGGATATAACGATCTCGAATATCTTCTCCAAAAAGCTGTACAAGTTTATTAAAGAATGGAGATGTGGCGCTAAAGCTTACAATTCCATCGCATAATTGGCAAATTTCAAAGAAATTAGCGTTTCTATGTATTGATGCTATTTTATGATCATTTTGAAAAATAATCTTTTTAGTTTTAAGATCTTTCATTATTTTTAGAAAACCGTCTTGAGCCCATTGTGAATGTTTAGTAGATGGAACTGAATGAATAAATACGTAATCAAACTTGTTCAAGACATCATCTGCAAATGTATCTATATTGTCTTTTGTAATATATTCATAATCGGGCATATTCTGGAATTTACCTCTTCCCCATTTTTTATCATCAACAACATAAACTTTAAAATCGATACCCGATTTTTTAAGATATGCAGCTAATTCAATTACATAACGTGTAATTCCAGCGCCTTCAACGCCTCGTCCTAATACTTGAGCAACTTTCATATAATTTATTTTTTATAGTTAAAATAGTTTTTTAACTTTTGGTTTTAACAGCTTCTTTTTTTCTCTTGGATTTTCTTTAAGAATATCATCTATATTTTCATGCACATAATTTTGCCCATTAAAATAATTATAACAATCTCTCATTAATGGAAATTTATTTGTAACACTAAAATGCACTAGCGGTTGTCTCGCAGGATATTCTTTCATTTTTGAAAAGTATTTCTCAATAATATCATGTGTTTTTATAGTGTTTAGTTTTTCTTTGATACCTCGTAAATGAGAATAAAAAGACAAATATATCTGTGATAATGTGTAATTTTCTAATCCTATTTTTGGGAATACAATATTTAAGAAGGGAGTATCAATGTAAAACACTTGTGCACTGGCATTTCTTGTTGATTTACTTTTTTCATTTAATTTTTGAATATACTCTCTATCATCATAAAGAATAGAAATGCATTCATCGAAATGTTTTGTAAAATGTTTTCGTAATTCAGGAATAGTATTTTTAGGAAAATAAAAATTTGTAGCACAAGCACTTAAAGTATAATCATCTCTATAGTTTTCATTTATCCAATTTTTTATTTTGGGCCATTCATTATAATATTCATGAATCTTCAAAAACATATCTTTTGCGTAAATTGCTTTTTCAGATTCAACAACTTTTTCAAATGAGTCATTAAAGAATAAAACATCATCGTCTGTAAAATAAAATGAATCATCTATAAGATTCTCTTTTAACAACATATTAAGAAAATATACCTTACTAAATGTTGTTAATGTTTCAAGATAATTTTTTCCATAATATTTCCTAAAATCATTTTTATCAAAAATTGTGGTAGTTTTGGGATCAATAATTTTACAAAATTCGCTAGAATCATCTTGATCTACATATAAGAATAAACGTTTATTGAGAAATTGATGATGCTTATGTGTATAAAACAGTTTAAAGATTTTAAAATTATGTGTGGTTACAACTGTAATCATACTATTCTTCTTTTGATAAATAATGTTTAAGTGCTTCTCTTGGTGTTGGTTTCCATTCTTCTGCTTCAATAAAAAAAGTAGTTTGTATGTCTCCAGTATCATCACCAAAGTCAGCATTTTGAAATCCTGATGTTACAACTGCCCAGTTTCCATTGTCATCATAAAGAAGATTGGGCGCATGTCCAAGTTTTGAAAGTTGCTCCATGATAAACTCAAATTCTAGATCATCTTGATGTTTATTAAGAAGGCGGATAATTTCTTCAGCAAGCGTATCAATTTCTAACATTAATTTATCAAACCTATCAATTTCATCATGATCTTCGGTTTCTTTAATTTGCGAAAACAGTTCATAACGAAGATTTTGCGTTTTTACAATGTAATCTTTGATTGATTGTTCCACGTTTTTAATTTTTTATTTGAATATAAACAAAATCTTTTATTTTATACTGCCAATTCTTGTTAAAGTTTTGTTAAATAACACACGAAAAGGGATTTTTCGTCCCTTTTCACAAATCATTTAATTTAAAGAATTTTGCCTTATATTTTATCCATTATAATCAAGACATGAATCGCTATTAATGTATTCAACTGCATCTTTTAATGTTGCGAATTCTTTATATTCATCGATTTCATAGTCTACATCATAGTCAAAATCCTCAATATTCCATTCATCTATGGTTAAATCTCCTCTTTCAATTTGTCGATTTTCTTCTCTTGAAAATTTTCCATTTCGTCTTTCGCCCTTTTGTTCAACTACGTATTTATCTGGAGCTTCTTTAATAAGAGTCACTCCAATGTTTAAATAGTCAAAGTTTCCTCCGTATCCTGACATAGGATGAATTACATTTCCATTCCAAAATACAATATTGTCGGTGTCTAAGTCAAATTCTCTAATGTCATCTAATCCGTAATCATTTTCATATAATTCGTCATTAAGTGATTGAAAAAGAGGTTCTTTATCGTTTTTTTCATTTTCACTAGTATCGTATTCATCATCGGGGCTATTCATCCATTCAATTACATCATCAAAGTATTTTTTAATACTTTCAATACTTTCATTTGTTTTCATATATTGCTTAAGCAACTTAACTACTTCAGTATGTCCATTTTCACTTGCCCATAGTAAAGCCTCATCGTTATAAGCATGAACATCCGCACCAGCATCTAATAAAAGTTTGACTATTTCTACATAACCATTACCACTTGCCCATCGTAAAGCTCTATCATTAGAAAAATGTATATTTGCGCCTGCATTTATTAGCGATTTAACTGCTTTTGTGTGACCACGTCTACTTGCCTCTATTAGAGCCATATCTTTTTCTTCCTGAGACATGTTTTTAAAATCTTTTGCAGAATTTCTTGACATATTTGTTCTAATTGAGCTTTCTCCTAAAAATTTTCTGAATTTAGAATTTTTATTAGCTTCAATTTTTTTCTTTTCTGATTTCTCAACTTCTTTTCTTTCTTTATCTTTTTTGGCTTTATATTGAAGTATGATATTTTTCATTGCTGCTTTAAATGTATCGTTATAAAACTCATTAAAAGCATTTACAACATTATTTGAACCACATCTAAAGATCTCTTCTCTTTCATCGCCAGATATGTCATACACAACAAAGTATTTTTGGGGTTCTGTGAAAGACAGCGTTTCCTCGCTTGGCATATCTCCGGCTATAGGTTCTCCTATCGGTGACATTTCTTCATCAGGACTTTGTTCAGGATCATTTGTAGCATCTTTTTCCGGAGAATCATCTAAATCTAATCCAAGATCTTCTTCACCATCACCTTCAGCTTCAAGAACCTTTCCTTCAATGATTTCTTCTTCTGGCTCATCTGTTGCTCCCATACCGCCATCTATACTTCCATCTGAAAGTGTTTCAGCAGGCAATACTAGAACGCCTACAACAAAATCACTATCAAAAAGTTTATAAACATCTCCGGTTTCAGTAAATCCTTCTTTCTTTTGTTTATTTTCTTCCCAAAATTCTTTGTATTTAAGAATTTCTCCTTTTGCATTTTTCTTGAAATCCTCAAAATTCTTTTTGATTTTTTCTATAACTGCTAAACCATCTTGTTCTTTTTTCTTAAGATTGGCTTTTTCATCTTTTTCGAACATTTTGAAGAACTTGTAATCATAATATTGATTAAGTGATTCACGAACATGTTTCATAAGTGTATTTTTTATTTTATATATTCAAGCTTTTTTGTTTTAAATATATATAAAAAATAAAAATTATAGCTATGAAGTATAGTGAATATTTACAATTACGAGAAATGTTAGATAATGCTGATATTTCCTGGGAAGATTACAAGAAAAATCCTAAGTTATATGAAGGCGTACTTTCAACATTAGGAAGAGGCTTATTACAACTTGCCAAAAAAGGAATGCAAGCAGCAGTTTCTAAAGGCATTTCCGTTAAACATAAAGATGAATTAAATAATACAGCAGAAAAAATACGAGCTTGGATTCTTAAAGAAGTTGAAATTGCGTCCACAGATGAAAAACACCCTTTATATAAAACTATTCAAAGAAAAAATGAAGCTAAGAAAATTGCTGGAGGTCAAGGAGAAAATGCAAGACAGGCTAAAAGAATAGTTCAATCAACTGATAGAGAAATAGCACAATTTATTCGAAAAAAAGTTAACTTACAAGTTAAAAATATTGAGAAAAAAATTGACAAAAACAAAGTTTTAACAGATAAAGATAAAGAAGCTTTAGGAGAATATTGGGATGATTTATCTATTAACTTGGAATTAGCTGTTTCTCAGGCTTTACATGATGCTGACATTATAGAAGAAGAAACTATGGAAGATTGGTTAAAGAAAATACGGGGTGAAGAACCCATGAGAAGAGATAGAAAAACGAGAAAAGGAACCAGCACATCAACTCAAAAGACTAAAGATACCGCAGTTACTCCTGAAAAAGAGCCTTTAATAAAAAATAATTAATTTATTATATGAGTAAGAATGCTGAAATACATATCAAAAAATATTATTTAGTAGCAAAAAATTTATATCCTTCAATAGTTGACGAATTTTATGAAATTGAAGAAGGTAAGAAACTTAACGTAGTTCAGCTAGAAAGATTTAATGAAAAAATTAAAAGGGCGCTTGCGTTATTAAAACAAATAGATACTTCAGCAATTGGCGCAGTTATCAGTAGCAATAAACAAAAAGAAATAATAGAAGACAACATTGCTTATATGTATGAAGAAATTCTAAACATAAAAAAACGTTTAGAGGTTGATGAATATGTTGAAAATTTGTGGGTTCCTGTTAGACGATATATAAAACAAATGAAAGAAGACCCAAGTAATTATAAGAAATGGGCAAAAGACGAAGAACAACTTACGGGTAAATTCATTGGCATGATAACAAATCCCGATAATTTTGATATGTATAAAAATCATATTAAACGTATGGCTTTAGGAACTATGAATCTCAAAGAATTTAAAAAAATATTTAATGCCGCAAAACATAAAATGATTCCTTTGCCGGAATATACATTCGAATCATTTAGAGAATATAAAAAATATAAGAAGCTTTAAGACAATGAAACATAAAATTAAATCACTTAGTGAATATTTAAGAGAAGAATTCTATAATCCTTTTGATGAAGACAATCCTGTTGAAACTAAGCCTTCTCATATTGCTGATAGGGGAGGTTTGCTAAGACTTCGCAAAGAAGTGTTCAATATTAATCGAGTCGAATATTCTAAAAAACAAAATGGCTCATATCTTGTATTAGCTAGAACACAATTTGCAAAAGGTGAAATAGTTGAAATATCTCCGGTTATTTTTGTTGGTCCTGAAACTAAAGCTGTTCCAAGACTTAAAGACTATATCTTTGAAATAGATAAGCTAAAACAA